CTGAAGGCCAACCAGACCGTCATCGATAGAGGAATCATCCGTGAAGTTCAGAAGCCTGTTTATCGCAATGTCTGCTTCCCTGATGGCGCTCTTATCGGCCTGCTCAACGCCGCAGCCCGCGGAGAAGCCCCGCGTGATTCAGCAGGGCCTGCTGGTGAAGTGTCCGGACCAGCTGAGCCAGCTCAGTGACGGCACGGCCGGCGAGGTTGCCGTCACAATGAAAGAGTGGGCCTCGACCTATCACGACTGCAAGACCAGGCATAACGGGCTGGTGGATGCGCTCGCCCGATAAGCGCCCGAAAAATCGAAGGCCCGGATCAGGAGCCATACCTGCCGGGCCTTTCAGCTGCCTGAGCACCAGACTTGGGGTCAGGGTGTCAGTCGTCGGGATATAGGTCGTACTTCCGACAGATCGCGTGCATGTCTTGCCTGGCCCGGAACTCGCCGAAGCCATCGCCATCGACGCTGGTCTGATAGATGTACTTCATGCCCGGCAGGATTTGGCACCCATCTGCTCGAACCGCCTCAATCGTTTTCCAGTCCTCCGGCTCGACATCGTGCTCGCCGTAATTGCTCCGGTCGAACCAGTGATAGGCGCCGCAAGGGTGTGCCTTGCGCGCCGTGCGGATCTCATCGCGTAGCAGGACCATATCACGCCTCCTTCGCAGCCATGGCGGCGTCGATGGCATCCCGCACCGCGCGGAACGGGCCGTCAATCATCCATCGATTGCCCTCATGAATACCCTCAAATCCGTATGCCTCACATTCCATGTCAAGCCGATCCAGCCGCTCGCTATCCTTCCGCAACGCCTCGACCTCGGCGCGAAGCTGGTCGCGCTCGGCTTCTGCCTCTGCGCACGCCACTGCCACCTCATGCAGCCTGGAGTTTGCAGCATCCCGCTCGGCGGTCACGGCTGACAGCTTCCTGCCGTACCACTCAGCATCGCGGAAAGATCCTCCCGGCTCGCCTTGCGGGCACCCCAGCCGCTCGTGCTCGTCGTGGCACCACTGCGAGCAGCAAACTTCTTCGTGGTCGATGCCGGGGCCGGTTACCAGCGTGCCGTCGCGCGTAAGCGGCTTGCCGCAGTTGGCGCAGAATAGGCCGAACTCATCCACCCCTTCCGCCTCTGCGGGCTGGGCGGCTAGCGCCTTGTCGATGTTTCCACGAATGGCGCCGGCGCATCCGTCGTCATGCAGGAAGGTGAAGTTTCGCAGCAAATCCAGCAGCTCCCGATCAACCAATACCTTGCTCATTCCTTTCCCCTTGCGCCCTATGGCGCGTCTCACTGTTACGGATTACAGACTTCCAGCACCTGCAGCTTATGCCGTCGCGCCACCTTGACAGACGCCACGGTGAAGCCCGAAGGCCTGGCCGATACGACGGCAAATGCTCCACCATTGCGGGATGCCATGAAGGCGGCGCGGTGGACAGCCTCAAGGGCATCGTCGTAGCGCTTCATGGCTGGCCTCCGATCAGCGGCAGCAGGCCGGAGACACGATCCTTTGCGACCCGGTAAATCTGCTTGTAGTGCAGTCCAGCCCGAATGCCGTCTCGAATCGCCACGTCGATCATCGTCTCGGCCAGGCGTAGGCGGTCGAGCGCATCGGCTGGCAGGCTGTCGCGCCGCCCCGACTCGATGCCGAGCAGGTCGTTCGTCATGCGGCTGATGCTGAGATAATACTTTTCGGCGTGCTCAGACCCTTGCGCCGTGGCATACCGGATCAGGTCTGCGATTGCAGCCGTCTCCTGCTGACGCGCTGCCTTTCCTTCCAGCCTGGCGATGTCGCGACTGGCTAGCTGTGCCCGCGCATCGCGGAATGCCTTGACCAGAGCCAGCTTCGCAGCCACCACCTTGTCGGAGTTTCGGCTGAGCGTCAGCAGGAAATAGGACTGATCTTCGTTGAGAAGCGCGAACTCTTGAGGGCGACCGCCTTCCGGTCCGGTAGGTTTCTCCGTTTCAAACGGAAGAACCCCAAGCTGCCGGAACTCGGATTCATACTTGCGAATGTTGTCCATGATCTGCCGGTGGCGCAGATCAAGTTTCGGAGCAAAGATGCGGGAGTCAGCGCGAAGCTCGCCACGAATGGGCGTGATGGTGATGTCGTTCATACATTGAGATACCCGTAACGGTAATTCAGTGTCCGGATACTCAGGCCAGCCGCTTCGCTGCTGTCGCTTGGCAACTGCCTTGCCTTGAGTATTGCCGGTTCACTGAGGTGACCGTGGCCGCTGGGGAAGCAACCACGGTCGCAGTATAGATCAGGCGCCGGTCACATGCGCAAGCCATTTCCAGCCTTCGGTCAGGACAAGCAGGATTCCGCGAACAAGTCGGATTGGAGCGCAGCATTAATGCGCGCCTTGGCGATCTCCAGATACTCCGGCGACAGTTCGCATCCGATAAACCGGAAGCCCTCGCGCACGGCCGCCTTGCCAGTGCTGCCGCTGCCCATGAACGGATCGAGCACCACGCCGCCGGGCGGCGTCACCAGCCGGCACAGGTAAGCCATCAGATCGGTCGGCTTGACCGTCGGATGGTTGTTCCCCTCGCCGCGATCCCGCTTGCTGGCCTTGGCGCAGTACATGAACCTAGCCGATGACTGCTCGCAGGCCTTCTCCCCAACTGCCAAGCTCTTCGGCGTGATGCTGAATGTGATGCTCTCTGCACAGCCAGCGGATGACGAGAGGCTGGCTGTAATCGTCGTGGTGCCGGTCGGCGTTTGGCGCGCCACAACGCTCACATGGCTGTGCGACAGGGAAAGCCTTTCTGGCTGCTGCGCGAGCAAGGACGCGCTGGCGATACTCTGGATCGCCGTGATAACGCTCGTAGCGATCAGCTTTGATTCGCTCGGCGTTACGCTCGTAGAAGGTGCCTTCAAGACGTTTAACTGCCTGCCCCCTGGGAGAGCCGAGATTGCTGCATCGCTTTGAGCAATAGCGTCGGCTAGCTTTGACAGGGATAAAGTGCTGCCCGCAATGAGCGCAGGCGATAGGTTCTCTAGCCATTCTTCATCTGTGACCTCGATCTGTTTGAAAAATCGTGCGGCGCTTCCGGTGCTCGCCTCAATCCCAGGCATATCTCTCCCGCCGAACTCGCCGAGGCAGCCTGAAGCCTTTCCATTGTCACGGGTGCCTGCCTTTACAGAACCGCTCGATGTTATCGGAAACAGCGCCACCACCTCGTCGCTGCCATCCAAGATAAGATTGGCGGGCCAGCGGCCGGACGGGTCGCCACCGCGAACACCTGGCTTGGCAGCAAAATTTGTGGCGCCTGCGTCGGTGTAACGCTGATCTTGCGATGCCTCGCCGGTGCGCTCGCGGCTCTCTCCGGTCGGCGCCACCCTGCACCCGTCGATATTCAGCGCCCCGGTCCCATGCGCCAGCACGTTGGCAGCAACGGTGTGACCCTTGGCGAGCGGCTTGCGGGCCACGGTGATCGGCTCCAAGGCCGGTTTGAGCGCGGTGCCCCAGCCTTGCCATTGGCGGGCGGCTTCGGTGGCTGGGCCTGTGATGTCTGCAGCGCCAGTATTGCCGCCCGCATACGTTCCCGCATACGCGACGCCTGACACGGCTCGGTGATTCGGGTTTGCGCCAATCACCTCGCGCTTAGCACCAGCCGCCTTATCGATCGCCTTCGAAACGTCCATCGACTTCGGGAACCCAGAGCCGTACACCCAGGCAATGCTGTCGCGAATCTCGAACCCAGACAGGCGGATCGCCAGCGTGCCGATGTCCTGTGTCCTGGTGCCGAAGAACGCCAGCAGGTGGCCGCCGGGCTTGAGTACGCGCAGGCACTCGCGCCATACGGCAGGGCCAGGCACGAAGCTGTCCCAGGTCTTGCCCATGAAGCCGCCACCCTTGTGCTGGTAGTCATCGCCGGCCAACCAGTGCCGCAGCACCTCGGCCATGTCCGGCTCTTTGCTCAGGCCATAGGGCGGGTCAGTGACGATGCTGTCGACTGAGTTATCAGGTAGCGTGCGCAGAATTTCCAGGCAGTCGCCAAGATGCAGTTCGAAATTTCCTTTCACTCTTAAATGCCTCGATTGGTGTGATGGTCGCCGCCATGGTTCTATTATCGAACCAGTGACGGCGCAAAAAAAATCAGTTCGTCCCGGTCGAGCCGAACCCTCCGTCGCCGCGCACGGTCTTCGGCAGCTCGTCCACCTCGGATAGGTGCCCCTGGTAGTGCATGGTTACGACCATCTGGGCCACGCGGTCGCCGGCGACGAAGTTCACCTGCTGCTCGCCCAGGTTCACCAGCAGCACCTTGAGCTCACCGCGATAGTCGCTGTCCAGCAATCCAGCCATGACATGCAGGCCATGCTTCACGGCCAGGCCGGAGCGCGGCCGGATCAGGCCCATGAAGCCGTCCGGCAAGGCCCAGGCAAAGCCGGTGCTGATCAGCTTGCGCTGGCCAGGCCATAGGGTGAAGCACTCCGTCGTGCGCAGGTCATAGCCTGCTGCGTCCATGGTTTCCTGCTT